GCTTCATTTTGACTGAAGAATTCATCTACTTTAGATATGAACATGCTATCTCCTTATGGTGGGGTTTGACACCAGGATTAACATCTCTTACAACATATGATTGATCTCCGACTACTAATAAATCACCAGTTGCAGCATCAACAACAGTATCACAATACATTTTGTAGTCAGCATAAACGGTCTCTTTGTCATTTGAAAATAACAATTGGTGCTGCAAATGCACTAATGCACCAGTATATTCATCAGACGTCACATACTCTTTTTTCACTGTCTTTGTGGGACTAACTACACTTGTCATTTTTTTTATGACAAATTTAGAAGTATAAAAGTTTTTCAACATTATAATGCCCTCACAAACTTCTTTATTCCTGCCACTATGTCTGACGGGAAACCGTTTATAGTCTTACTGAAGTTATATGTAACTGCATATGAAGTCAATGATTCTGATTTAATGGCTGCTGCACCGGGTGAGGTTGCTAATTTCCAGCCAATCATCTCAGACACAACGATATCTGCACCAACAGGATATACTACTGTTGAATCAACTATGTCCCATGGAGCATTTCTTATCTCTAAGTATTTCTGCTCACAATACGGTATAAGTCGACCAATAGCGACATCTGATGCTTCATCAGTTATCTTCAAATATTCTTTTACATCACCCAGTGTAGTTATTGCCATATAATTCTCCTATAAATCACTCACTATCAGCAGCAACCCAGATGTCCACAAACTCTTCTTCGAAAAGAACGTCTGCACCAAAAGTATAAAGACCTCTGACTGCATCAGCGAAAGCATTCTGTAGTCTGAGCGATTCAACTGTGTTGATCTGACTAACGAAAGGAACTGCTCTATTACTCATAGCCAACATGTGTCCTGCTGTCAATTGATTGGATACATAAACCTTAAATCCAAATACCTGTCCAATATATCCATTAAGATATACTTCGTCACCAACACCAGTCTGTCTGGTAAGACCAGCTAATACCATCTTCTGCTTGAACCATGGAGCTACGACAAGGAATCTATCCATGGATCCAACGTTGTGTTCATCAAAATACATCTGAACATCGAGAATAACCTGCTCTACATTCTTGCTATTTACGTCAAGAGCGCCTGGAGTTGGTGTAGCACCATCATTGATCTGATAACCGGCCTTTGCATACTGAGCGAATATGTATTTGTCTGCTTCAAGAGCGAGAGCCATACCAGCTTGCTTGAGAGCCTGGTCTTTTACGTTGACAGAAGACTGAGCCTTGTCAATGTCTTCTACTTTAAATGTGAATACCTTTTTCTGATCGATTGCAATATCAATTGCGTCATCAGTTAAATCACCATAGGTCAATTGTCCTGATGTATAGTTACCTACAGATGGCGTAGATATACTTGATACTCTTATAAGATTTGCACCAGCAGCATCAGCCTGATACTGACCGTTTGCGATAGTTGATAGAATGCTAGCTTCTTGAGCGACTGCCTCTACGATGCCAGCCCACTTTTGCGCCTGGATTTTAGTTAATGCCATAATTAATTCTCCTTTATTTCTTTCTTAATTGAGCCTTGGTATAATTTGCCCATTCCTCTTTCGAAGCATTGGGTCCAGGCTCTCCTGTTGATCCAGCCTTTACTGGTCCGTCTTGCGGTACGGTATTAGTATGACCTTTCAATACTTCGTCTCTAATCTTTTGAGATACTTTTGAAAATGAATCCAAGAAAGCGGTTGCTTTTTGATTTGATTGATCTTCGTCTAAGTCGGCCAAGTAATCAGCAAACTCAGCTGGAAGACCAGCATCAGCCAATTGTTTCGCAATTTTGTTTTTATTGTTTCCAAGTTTCTCATTATTGTCTTTTTCAGCCAATTTCTTCTCAAGTTCCTGTATGCGTTGCATTTCAGGTGTCAGAGAAGGATTCATACTTTCTTGAAGTTTCTTCTTTTCAGCATCTACGAGAGTTGGTAGAGTCTTTTCTTTGAATGTCTGTATAGAAGCACTGACCTTTCTGTCAAACTCCTTCTGAACATCAGGCATTTTTAGGATATCCTCTATTCCTGGCACTTTTACTAATGAAGTGATAAATGATTTTACTTCTTCACTCTCTGCATTCTCGTCAATAAACGCTTTAATCTCTTCAATCGTCATTTTGTTTTCTCCTTATTGTAGTCCAATAGTCCTACTAAGTAGTCTATATTATCTTTATCTCACCATTCAATTAGTGGGATTATTTACGTTTTCTTAAAATAATTTTGCATCTACAGTTGATATTTTGACCTACGTCATATCCGCTGCCGGGATAATTCAACGATTCTCCCCAGGTTGTTGTGAATAATCCAGTTACAGGATCAGCTATTTGTCCATTCATTTCCCTATGATCCTCTCTGGTTCTATCGTCCATTTCACTTACCCATACTTTGTCATACTCCGCTTTTACTTCAGGTGTTTCATAATACATTTGCACGCTTGTATTCTTTAATTTTTGTGTCTCATTTCTTGCAATCAACTGTGCCTGTCTCTTTGCCATACCAACTCTATTCATTAATTCTTCCTGTACTTGTGATTCAGTCTTGTCTCCATATATACCTGAAGTAACTATACGTTTTATTGAATTGATTTGTTTCTTGGTAAAACCAGAAGTCCAAACAGGATCACCTGTGAAAGTGCTAACTCCTACTATTCGATTCATTACGTCTTTATTGAATTTATATGGAACTTTATAAAAGTTTGATAAACGAATTACTTCCTTTTCTACCAGCTTCTTGTTCAATACTTGATTTGAATTGAAAAATGATTTCCAAAGCTCATTTCCAACTGTATTTATATAATTATCTAAAGACGGATCTTTCTTGATATACATAGCAAATACCTGAGATATATAGATTTTGAATGAAGATAAAAATGTCATTTCACTACCTCTTTTAACTTCTTGCAATATGATTCCATATCAACTGGATTCTTAGTACGAGACCTTACAAACAACTGCAAATTTATCAGGCTGTAGGTCGTCGTAGTTTCTCTCGTCTTTATGGTGAAGATTCAATCCCTTCTTATGTATAGTCCCACATATCTCACATGTAAAGCACCTTGAAGCAATCATGTTTTCTCTGAACTCCTTCCATATTTTAGTTTTACGGAAGGAAGTTTTTTCTACACTTGTCATACTATAAACTATGCTAAATTATCCATTGGAGAAGGCTGCTGATTATCCATTACTGGTAGAGTCATATCCTGTTCTGGTTTCCCTGCAAACAAATCCACATTCTGCTGTTTCTCCCACTCTTCAGCAAGGGTATCAATTTCTGTTGCTTCGATCAAATCAGATAGTGAATATGCTTTCTTGACCGGTAATACTTGAAGCAACTTCTGGAGAGCAGTTGCTGAAGTATCTAGATCTACAGGGAATGATCTTGCAAAGAAGATCGATATATCATTAGAATCGAATGGAATACCAGCGAGATTACACCACTCTTCAATCAAATCATATTGTATATCTAATGCTTTCTTGATAAATGTCTCAGTAGTCTGTGCATCAGTTTCCATGCGCATCATACATGCCTTTACTGTGAAGACTCTAGCTTGAGCAGCGTCAGTAAGTTCTCTAAGATCAACACCATGTGATTGTTCATATATCTGAGTTCTTAATCTGTTCAATTGGTGTTCAACAACTTGATCGTCCAGTTTCTTCTCTAAGAAAGAAGCGTCACCAAATTTATTACCTTCGTCGTCCATACCAAATAACATGGTACCAAACTGTTTTAACCAATCGGAAACTGGCCACTCTACCGTATTACCGTCACTATCTGTTGTAGAGGTATTCAATTGTCCCCATACTTTTAGATAAGCCAATCTACTCGCTCTTATCTCACTCACTATATCACTCATTACATTATCATAACTATCAATAGCGTCGATAACCTTGTCACAATTACCCTTCAATTGTCCATTGTTTATGAATGGAATCATGGGAACTCTGGAGAATAAATGAGACTCAGAGGCAGTGCCGTCTTGTGCTACATTTCTAGGAACCCATACACCCTCTCCATTTGAATCAATACCATTTACATTACCAAGACCAGTATTTTTAGATACTAACTGATAATAAGATACATTTTGATTATCATAGACGTTACAGTAGTAGGTTGTCATGCCTTCAAGAGTTGTATAATCATAAAAGTAGTAAGCCTCAGTTGGGTTAAAGATTGAGTCTGTGTAATCATATATTACCTTCCATGGCTCTACATTCCTTAGTTTCAACACTCCTCTATCATTATAGATCAATCTATGAGATATACCGGTCGAAGAGGTCATTCGAATTGACTCTACGTTCATGGTGTTTAGATTGTTTTCTTCTTCCAATGTATTCAAGAAGTCTTGATATAATGGAGAAGTAGCATAGATTTTAGAGCCCATATAACCAACTTTCATATCTATTATATCAGAGAAGAAGTCTGCATGGATACGGGTCTCTGTTGATTCCTTCAATGGACTTGCTGGCACCCTTGAATACACCGGTATATATTGAGGGTCAGAGTTATAATATCCCCACTTCTTCTGGAGATCATATAGTCTCTCTTGGAATACTCTTTGAATAGTCGATATATTCATTTTCATTCTCCTTAATTAGAACCTTATTCTACTGATTAGAACCTTATGGCCATGTTTTTTTGTACATTGACCTTCTTCTTTACTTCAGACAAAGACGATAGTCCCCATACTGCAGCGTC